CCACTCGTCGGCGCGCTGGTCGTAGATGCCGTTGAACTCTTCGTTCAGGATCGGCTCGACGATGGAGCGGAAGTCAGTACTCCGCATTGGGGTAGCCATGTGTCAGCCCTCCTTTAGATAGCGGCCTTATCAGCGATGAACTGGTGTTCGCTGATCTGGACCTGAACGGTGAGATACGTGTCTGTCGCGGTATCTTCCACAGCGTCGCTGAGGCCGATGAGACGAACAGATGCGTTGGCGGCAGCCGAAGCAACATCAAGAGCAGCAGACGACAGACCCGTTGTGGTGTTACCCGACGTGGTGTTTGCGAAGTCAAACTGCTTGCCGATGTCAGAGACTGTGACGTTGGCATTCGTCTGCACTTCGTAGACGATTGTCGGGTCAGTCGTGACATAAGCTGTGATGGTGGTTGCGGCCTGCGAGGCCGTCCACTTGTTGCTTACGCGATAGCGACCGTCGCTATCGGTGAACTCCACGCCCTGAAACGTGCCGATGAAGGCTTCGCCCGTTGCCGCAGCAACGATTGTGCCTTCAGTCTGGCCCGAGCCAGTGGAGGGAGCAATCCGAACCGGCTGGTTCTGGAAGATGTTAACTGCGTACCCTGTCGCGATGGTGTAAGCCACCGGACGGATCGTACCCGAGGGGTGCGATGAAGGACGCAGGCCATACGGCTGAGCAGTCGTAGTCATAGCCATTTACCTCTTAATGGTTGGTGATCCCACCATCAGTCGAAAATACCTCTGGTGGGCGCGTAATCGCCGATTTCCCGCATCGCGTCGCTTTCGATCAGCCTGCCACCTGAGCGCTCGGCTTGCTCGCGCATGAGCTGCGCGGTGTCCTCGAGCTTCTCCTCTTCACGTAACGGAGCGTCGTGGTGAGCTTCCTGCATGTACCTGCGATACAGGGACAAGGGCAGCTTAGCCGCGATCATTTCGTTAACGGCGACGCAGCCGACATAATCACCCGTCTTCTGGATGATCAAGTCCATGCCCGGCACGTCTTCCGCACGGATTAGTTCATAACCCATGCGCATCCGTGACTGGATGGTGTCGCCTGTGTTGGCCGTCGTGAGCCAGCAGACATGGTAACCCGGAATGTCGGGCAAGTTGGGTAGTCGGTCGTTGTACAGTTGCATGCGGAACATTTCGAGCCGTTCGTCTTCGGTGTACTCGCGGTTCTCTGTCGCTACGCGATCAGTCTCTCCACGAGTGCGACGGCTATCGCCCAGTTCCTTTTTGAGACGTTCATCCATACGTTCTTCGGTCATTAGCTCTCTCCTGTTTTAGCGAGCTGAGTTTTCACGGTCGTAGGCTTGATACGCCTTGAGCTGAGATGTCCGGCGAACCGGATCGTCCCATATGCCCGCCTCGATCATAGCAGCCTTGCGTTCGGGTGTCACTACCACTTCATTTCGGGTGCGAGTGGGCGTGTGTTCCCGTGTGTTGCCTGTCGGTGGTGCCTTGCGCCGAGGGGTGCGTCCAGCGGCCTGTGCGCCCCCATCGTCGCTGATGCGGGAGGCCACGCGGCGCGTCAGCTCGTGCCAATACTCCTCAGAGGCTGGGTTCCAGCCCTCCGCCGCCAGCGAGTTGTCGATGGCCTTGGTCACGGCGCTGTCCTCGTCGCGGCCCTGTGGGTTGTACCACGGATTGGCGTCGAGCCACTGCTTGGCATAGTCCACGACGCGCGGGTCGGTGCGGGGCTGCGCCGCCTGCTGCGCGTACTGCTGCGCGTACTGCTGCGCCTGCTGGTGCTGGTAGGCGAGCTGCTGCGCGCGGTCCTTGGCCTCGTCGCGGATGCGCAGGGCCTGCGCCATGTCGTCGCCGTTACCGGCCTCGACCGCACGGGCCATGATCAGCTCGGCCTGCTGCGCCTCGTACACCGCCTGCTGGTAGCGCTGCTCAATGGTCTGCGCCTGCTGCGTGTACGTGTTGCCCTCGATGGCCTGCACGCGGTTGACCAAGTCAGCGTTCTGCTGGCGGAGGAAGTCCAGCTCGCGCTTGGCGTTGTCGCGGGCGCGACGCTGAAGCTCGCGGCGCTTGGCGCGGGTCTCGCGAACCTTCTTGTTCTTGTCGACGATCTCGTCTTCGCTGTCGTCTTCCGACGTGGCGAGACGCTCGTCCTCATCGTCTTCCTCGTCGGCGTCTTCTGCCTCGGCAGTCTCTTCCGGTGGGAAGTTCTCGTCTTCCGTTTCAATGACGACGATGTCGTCATCCTTCTCTTCAAAAATGTCTTCAGCCATGACCGGCTCCTTTCAGTTAGCCTTATGGATTACACGAAGGCCTTCATCGCGAGCGGGTCGCCCGTGATTTTGCCAACGAGGTCCAGATCGTTGAAAATGACAAAGATCACTTCCTGATCTTCGTCGATACGCACTGTCCACTTGTCGCCGCCGTACTTGGGGACGCGGACAAAGTCCCCCTCCACGCACCACGAACCCTCGGGCCATGGCGCTTGTGTGTTACGGTTTTTGAAGGCGAGGTCGCCCACAGCCACCACCTTTGCGACCTGCGTGTTCCAAGTCTCGGTGTCCTTGGTGTCGCCTGTCAGGATGATGCCGCCTGCGGTCTTGGTCTTCGCCAGACGGATCTGGCAAAGGACGCGTGAGCCAAAGGGCTGCACGCCGGGGTCGATTGCGGGGAAAGCCTCATCGAGGCTGCCGTAATCGAAATTCACTTTATTCAAAACGTAGTCTTGCACGGGTGCTCCTCCGGTCAAGGGTTACAGGTTAAAGTCCTTGCGCTCGCTCTCCGCCACCGTGTCGATTAACACGGTCTTGGCCAGCTCAAGGCCAGCGTATATGCCGACTACCTTCCCATACTCGAAAAGGTCTCGGCCTTGAGGCTGTTGCAGCGCATCGCGTGCCAGTTCGGCCTGCGATTGCTCCAGTCGCTGCAACAGGGTCTCAATTCTCATGCAGGCGTCTTGGGCATAGACGGAACCTTGGGCATCATGCCCATGGCCATCCGCTTGTGCTGCTTGATGCCTTCGCCCATCTGGGCAACTTCATTTGTCTTCGGTTTGTCCTTAGCCATGTGCGGCCTCCTTACGGTTGTGGGTTGATGCCAGTGCCTGTCGAGACGCCAAACCTCTCGCCCGAAGCAATTTCGGCTGCGGCGAGCTGCATCGCGGTTTGGTTATCTTGCAGGTTCATGGCCATGCGCGCGTCAAGCTCAGCCTTCTTGCGCTGGTCCTCGCGGTCCTGCTTCATCTGCTCAAGCTGCGCCTCGATCTGGAGCTTCTGCGCTTCAAGCTGCGCCTCGGCCTGATCCTGCTGCGCCTGTGCGGCCATCTTCTGGCCCTCGAGCTGCATCTGGCTCTGCATCTTCTGACCCTCAAGCTGCATCTGCTGCTGATCGCGCTGCTGCTGCGCCTGCAACTTCTGCTGCTCGACAGCGATGCGCGGGTCTTGCGGCATGCCGGGCTGCTGATACTGCTGGAGGAGCTGCTGCGCCTGCTCGATGACGGGCGGCAGCGACTGGAAGACGTTGTTCGCCTCCTCGGTGACGCCCAGCGACGCCTCGGCCAGCATGCGGTCGAACGCCTGCCGTGCCTCTGGGTCTTTGAGATCCTTCATCGTCTCGGTGACGTCCTTGCCTGCGACCTCTTCGGCCAGCTCGAGCACGGACGCAACGTACCACAGGGCGATGTGCTCCTTGAGGTGGTTGAGCATAATCGGCAGCAGGGCTGGCGCGATCAGCGGGTTCATGCCCAGCGCGGGGTTCATCATGTACGCAAGGTGCGTCTTGAGGTGCGCGATGTGGTCCTGTGCAGGGAACGCCACAATCGGGCGGCCCATCGACGCCGTCGCGTTCTCGTTCACCGCGTTCTGCTCCTTCGGTGTCGTCGCGGGCAGCAGGAGCTTCTCGGCGTTCGGGATTTTCAGCGTGCTGAGGATGCGCTCCTCGACGGCGCGCTGGTCGTAGAGCTGCGGCATGGCTGCGGCGCGCTGCGCCACGGCCTGCACCTGCGCAAAGCGCTGCGCCTCGCTGAAGATGTTCGGGTCGGACACCGGCACGACGTCGAGCGGACCCTCGAAGTCTTCGCGCGTCGCGAGTTGCTCGCCGATCTCTTCCTTGATGTCCTGATCTTCGAGGTACATCGCGTTGAGGCGGTGCAGGATGCTGAGCATCTTCTGCATGCTGTTGTGCATGCGGGCGTGGATGGCGCTGAACACCACCATGCCCTGCTCGATCTTGGCCAGCGTCGTGCCGACCGGCGCGTTGGCGTTGCCGTCGGCGATGTCTTCCATCGACGTGCGGATGACGCCCTTGCCTGCGTCGACGAGGAAGCCGAGCAACTGGAACAGCACGCCGTTGGGCGGGCTGTACGGGAGCGGCATGATCAGCTTGCGGATGTCGTCCGCAGCCAGTCCGCCCTCGATCTCCATGACCTGCGTCGGCTGGATTTCCAGCGACTGGCCGCCCTTGCTGCCGCCCTTGAGCTTGAGCATCGTCTGGCTGTTGCTGATGTGCGCGCTGTCCAGCAGCGCACGCAGCGCGCCGGTCGCGGCAGCCGAGATGCCGCCGACCATGTGCGGCAGGCCGATTGGGTAGGCACCGCGCCACGGCACGAATGGGAACTCGACGAACCAGTTGAGTTCTTCCTTCGCCTCGTCCAGCTCGTCCCAGTTGCGGTAGATCGCGAGCACCTTGCTCGTCGCCTTGTCGACGCTGACGATGTAGGGCAGCGCCTCGCCGTCCTCTTCGATGTCGGCTGTGACGTAGATTTCGTAGACCGTGCGCAGACCGTCTTCGTTGTAGCTGGTCTCGTTGCGCCCCTCGATCTTGTTGTTCGCCTTCTCAGCGTTGCTGAAGTCAGGCTCGAGGGTGACTGGTGCCAGATCGACGTCGCGATACATGCCACGCTTCACGCGCTGCATGTACTCGAGTTGCGTCAGGTACTGGACGTGGGTCTTGCGCTGCGCGCTGTAGAAGTTGGTCGCGGCGAAGGGCAGGTACATGTCGTCGATGGCGACGAACAGGAACTCGGGCCGGTTGCGCGGCTCGTTCCACGTCACCTTCATGTACTGCGCGCCGCCGAGCGGCACCTGCGTCAGGAGCTGCTCAAGCTCTGCGCGGAACTCAGGGCTTTGCACCGTGAGCTGCCAGTTCATGAAGTCCGTCTTGCGCTTGGCCTTCTTCAGCTTGTCGACCGTCGGGTCGCCGGGGATGAAGTCCTTGACGGGTCCGTTCGGCGGGAACAGCTCCTTGATGGCGCGGGCGGCGAAGTCGACGCAGGCCTCGGTCAGCATCGGATGCACGACCTTGGTCGCGCCTTGGAACTGCGCGCCGCCGGGCGCGTCGTCGCCCAGACCAGTGCGGCGCAGGCCCTCTTCGTACTGCTCGTCGCGCTTCTTGCGCGCCTCTTTGTCCTTGCCGATCAGGTCAAGGTACGACGAGGCCAGCGTGCTCAGCTCGCTCTCGGGCATGGTCTCGGCGAGGTTGGCGTAGAAGTCGTCGGAGCGCTCCTCGTCCTCGTCGTCCAGCTTGACGATTGCGCCACCGTCCTCGGTGTCGATGACGTCGGCCTCCTCGTCCTCTGGCACTTCGACCATCTCTGGCAATTCGTCTTCGTCCATGGCCTCGTCCTTCATGCGGCGTAAGGATTGGTGATCACCTTGGGAGGTGGTCCGGTTTCATCTTTGCGGGCTTGTACAGCATCGAGCAGTCTCTTGTCCATCATCAGGCGGAGCGCCTGCGTGGTGCTGTCCACGTAGTCGTCGTGCTTGACGCTGCCCGGCCCCGTGAATGCGCAGAGCTGGTGCAGCAGCGGGTCGATCCAGTTGCGTGGCTGGCCGGGGTGCTTGGCGCTCTCGGGCAGCCAGATCATGCGGCGCGCGAAGATTGGCGACACGATGTGCAGACGCGTCAGCTTGTCGGCGCGTCCGGGGTTGTAGGCGTAGGCCTCGAGGCCCTCGCGCTCGAGCATCTGGCGCAGGCTGATGCCGCTGCCCTTGTCCTCGATCAGCAGGATGTCGGGCTTGCGCCCCGACGTGTAGGGCTTGGCGCTGCCGAACATCGGCTTGATCAGCGCCGTGTCGCCGTCGTCGCCGTAGGGGATGTTCATCTCCTTCTTCACGCGCCGGATCAGGTCCGGCATGCCGAGGTGCTCGTCCCAGCAGTCGAGCAGCATGACGTTGTTGCGCTTCTCGTGGTGGAAGACGCCCCAGACCGTGCAGGCCGTCGGATCAGGATCGCCCGAGCGCTTGTCGAGCGTCTTCTCGGTGAAGGCCGTGTCGAGCGACAGGACGACGAGGTCGAACTGAGGCAGCGGCTTGTCGTGCGGCCACATGCGGAAGTGGCTGCGCTTGACGATGCCGCTCTCTTCGGGGTCGATCAGCTCGCCGTACAGCTCCTGCCTGCCGAGCGTCGTGCCCTCGTACTGCTGGAGCTGGTCGAAGAAGCTGTCGGGCAGGTTGGCGCGGTTGTCGTACGTCGAGCCGGTGATGAGGACGCGGCCCTTCTTCGGCGCGGTCAGCTTGCGGATCAGATCTCGCGGCTTGGGCGTCGTCGTCCACAGCGCCTGCGGCTTGTCGCCGAGGCGCAGGCCCATCATGGCCATGTCCCACACGTCGTCGTAGGGCCACGCGGCCAGCTCATCTGCCCAGATGCGCGTGTGCTGCGGCCCGCGCAGTCGCTCGGGCTTCTCAGCCGTGAAGCCGCGTATGACCGAGACGTCGCCGTTCTCGTTGAACATCTCGATGATCATGTCGGACTTGTTGTACGTCTTGATCAGCTCGGGCGGGATGACGCTGAGCAGGCCGCTCTCACCCTCGAAGCAGGTGAACTTCACGTCCTGATAGGTCGGCGCGATCACGGCGGTGTCGAAGGTGTTAGGATCCTTGAAGACTTCACGCCCGACCCACTCAGCCCCGACGCGTGTCTTGCCGAAGCCGCGCCCGGCGAGGATGCCGCACTCGACGAAGGGATCCCTGAGCTTCTGGTTCTCGCGCGACGTCTTGTCCCAACGCAGTTGCCACTCGACGTACGCCAGCTCCTCGAGCGTGCGGTCCTCGAGCTGGCGCAGGACTGCGCTGTTAACCATCGTAGTCGGTCTGGCCTGTCAGCAACTCTGTGATGGCGGTGATCTTGGCCTGTCGCTTCTCGTCGAGCTGCACGGTGACGTTGCTGTCGACGTTCTTGCTCTCGCGCCAGTCCTTCGGGAAGCGTGCGGACATGCTGCGGCTGTAGAGCTGCGCGTTGAACCTGTCGGCCCTCAGACCTGTGCGGCCCTCCCGCTCCCACCAAGCCTGCGACAACTCGCGCGCGCGGGCGAAGGCTTCAAGAAACTCTTCGTGAGCAGCAGGCCACGCCTCCTCAAGCGTCACACGCGACACGCCGATCTCTGCGGCCATCTCGAGGACAGACATGCCCTCACGGCCAAGCTCAATCACTCGCTCGCAATACTCAGGCTTGTAAAGGGACGGACGGCCTCCGGGGCCTTTCGGCTTCTCAGTCACTGTCTGCATGCTCCGCTTCTTGGCAGGACTACCAGACCGCCCAGATAACACCGGCACGACGCATCCGCAAGGGGCGCTGCATCATGCAGCACGATGCACCATGCTGCACGAGTGACTTCGGGGCGAGGTCAGCGCACCACAGCAAACGGCGCAGCGCAGCACAGCATCTGCTCGGTGCAGCATTTGCAGCACGTGGGGTACCCCTAAAGGGGTAACCCCCTCCACGCTGCATAAATGCTGCATTTCTCCGAGCTGCACCATTCGCAACATGATGCAGCATGCTGCAAATGCTGCATGTTGCAGGGGGATGAAATTATTTGTAAAAAAGTGCATACAGGGGGTTGTAATGCCTGATTGCACTGCTATGTAGAGGTTCTCAGCAACACAGGAATTAAGCAAATGACAACCGAACCGACCATCAAGTTCTACGCTCTGACCGCCGAAGCAGCCGAAGCCGAGCTGGGCCTGTCGGTGTCGAACCCCGCTTACAAGTTCGTCGTCGTCGAGTTCTGGGTCGAAGCTGACCAGTATGATTTCGGCGCTGCCTTCCGCACCAAGGCTGACCTCGTCGCCGAGATGGCTGGCGAACCTTACGAGTGGTATTGATAACCCCATCAGCAACACAGGAGTACATCACATGAGCAACCGTCCTTGGATCGCAGAGCGCACCGCAGAGATCAACGCCGACGCTGACGCCATCAGCAGCCTGAACATCGGCGACGGCGTGTCCGTCTCAGTCTGGACCGACTGCGCCGCCTACACCATCATCAAGAAGACACCGACCACGATCACGCTGCGCGCCGACAAGGCCGAGCTGCTCAACCGCGACGATCTGCGCTTCATCCCCGGCGGTTTCGTCGCACACTGCGAGAACCAAGCCGACCAGCGTTACAGCTACGAGGCAGACCCGCAGGGCCATGAGGTCAAGATCTCGCTGCGCCGCTGGGCCGACGAGGAGGGCAACGAGTGCCGCAAGTGGAAGCGGTCAGGCACGCGCACCTTCGAAGGCGGTGGCAATGCCTACGCAGGCCGCCGCGCCTTCCACGACTTCAACTTCTAAGGGGTGGGGGCTTCGGCCCCACCCAACCGGCGGGGCAGGGTAGGGCGATCCACCACCTGCTTAAACAAGATGGAGCCAATTCGGCCCGCCACACTTTTACAAAGGGCTTGCAATGCCCCATTGCATGTGCCAGAAGGCGTCATCAGCAACACAGGAGCACGACATGATGACCCCGACAATCAACCCCAACGGCAGCAGCGAGGACGACCTGATCGCGCCACGCCTCGACGCCGCGCTCTAGCTGAAGAGCGCCATCGAGGCGCTCATGCAGGCCGCGCCGAACGGCAGGGACTACCCCGGCGACGCCGACAGGTGCACCGCCGACCGCGACGAGCACTTCGACCGCTTGGCTAAGCTGCGCGCCGTGTTCGACCAAATCGCAAACGAGATCCTCTACATCAAGGAGCAACAGCCATGACCTACATGGACCCGACCGACCCCGCCACGCTGGAGCGGCTGAAGGCGATCAGCATCGACGACGTGGAGCTCAGCGTCCGCTCGCTCAACGCACTCAAGAAGTGCGGCGTCAGCACCCTGCACGACGCTCAGACGGCGGTGAACAACGGGCAGCTCCGCAAGCAGTACGGCGTGGGCCGCAAGACCGTCAACGAAGTCAAGGAGATCATCTGGTACGCGATGTACCACATGCCGCCTTCGCCCAGAGCAGTGAGCCGCCGGAACCGCGTTGAGCTTAACAGCCTGCTGCTGGCCTACGAGACGCACGTCCTCGCCCTCTACACCTACCAGAGAGGTGAGCTGGACAACAGCGATTTTAGTGACATCAACCTTGGTGGATCAATATACAAGCGCAAGGCCGCCATCGAGAGCGTCCGCGAAAAGATCCTTGCCTATGTGGAGCAACAGTCATGACGAGCGCCGACCCCCTGCTGTTCTTCACCGTGATCGGGCTGGTGGTTACGACCGCCTACCTGATCGCCACAGCCCCTCCGAGTGGAGACGAATGATGACCGACACACCACCAGACTGGGTGCTGATCGAAGCCGCGAAGCGGTGCGAGTGGGACGCACGTCATGATCGCCTTCATATTCTACGGACATATTATGTAAACTCCCATCCTTTTACCGCACTCTGCGACATGATCTTGAAGCATGAGCAGCCGCCCGTTGATCGCAAGCTGCTGTGTGCGCGGGAGGCGTATAGGCAGTGGTACGGAACACAGGGGATGGTGGAGGGGCTAGGTCGCCGCGCCATCGAACTTTGGGAAGAGGGATTTGGGAAATGAG